AGGAGTAATTCAATAGGACTTGGTGGTCTGCTAAATACAGTAGAGGAATGTTATGTCTGGGATTAAATGGCACAACCGACTACGAAAGCAGAACTAAAAGATTATTGTCTAAGAAGATTAGGTGCACCCGTATTGGAAATCAATGTTGATGATGATCAGATTGATGACCTAATAGATGATGCTATCCAATTGTTTCAAGAACGTCACTTCGATGGTGTCGAGAGGATGTTCTTGAAGCATAAACTTACAGCGTCTGATGTTGCTAAGTTTAGAGGATTAGATCAAGAACAATTACTAGGAACCGCTACAGGTGCAGTACTAACTGTAAAGGTAGTGGAACAGGGTACTGGATACACTACTGGTACTACTGCTGCCTATACAGGTGGTACAGGAACAAGTGCTACTTTTGATATCACTGCAAAAGACGGTCAGATAACAGAAGTAGAGATAAGTGCTGGTGGTACAAATTATCTTGTTGAGGATGAGATTACCTTTACAGGTGGTGGTGGTAATGCTAAGATAGAAGTCACAGGTGTACAAGAGCAAACAGAGTGGGAAGAAAGAGATAACTTTTTACAGATACCACCTCAAGTACTAGGTATTAACAGAGTGTTTGGTGTTAAGGGAAGCAATATAAGAAGTAATTTATTTGGATTAGAATATCAGTTGTTCCTAAACGATTTGTATCAGTTTGGTTCAGTTGATATTCTTTCTTATTTTATGACTAAGACATATCTTGAAACATTAGATATGGTCTTAAATAATGGAGCATTTATACCGTACAGATTCAATAGACGTGCTGATCGTTTATACATTGACACTGATAGATTGATGTTAGATGAGGGATCTTATTTAATTATTGACTGTCATAGATTGTTAGATCCTCAGACATACACTGAGGTTTATAATGATCCTTTCTTAAAGAAATATACTACTGCACTTATAAAGAGACAGTGGGGACAGAACCTTATCAAGTTTAAAGGTGCACAGTTACCTGGTGGTATTACAATGAATGGTAGAGAGTTATATGACGATGGTAATTCTGAAGTCATAAAGATAGAAGATGAGATAACATCTACATACGAACTTCCACCTAACTGGGAAATAGGATAAATGGCTAAGAATACCTATTTTACTCACGGTACTAGGAACGAACAGATTCTTAATGGGAATCTTATAGATGAATATCTAAAGATGTTTGGATTAGATATTGTTTATATTCCTAGAAAACTAATAAGGAAAGACACTATATTAAATGATGAGATTATCTCAGAGTTTAATGAGAGTTATATTATGTCTGGTTATCTAGAGAACTTTGCAGGTTTTGATGGTAACGGAGATTTCTTAACTAAGTTTGGTATTCAATCTAGCGATGAAATAAAGTTAGTAATATCTCGTGGTATGTATGAGGATTTTGTTGCATACTCATTGACTGGTGCAACTAATATTGAAGTAGGAAGTAGACCACAAGAGGGAGATTTAGTATGGTTCCCCCTATCTGCCAACCTATTTGAGATTAAATTTGTAGAGCATGAAGATCCTTTCTATCAGTTTGGTAAATTATATACATACAAACTTACTTGTGAACTCTTCCAGTACAGTGGAGAAACTGGTGGTGACAGTGGTATACTAGATACACAGGTAGATGAAGGATTCATTGTTAAATACTATTACGATAGTATTACTGGAGCACCATCTATAGGTGAGACAGTAACTGGTGGTACTAGTGGTACTACTGCTAAAGTTAATAAATGGAACACTACAGAATCTTGGGTAGAACTAAGAGCATTCAATGGAGAGTTTCAAGTTGGTGAGACACTCACAGGAAGCGATTCTGGTTTCACTATAAATATAACTACATTCGATGAACTTAACATTAAGGATTCGTATGCAGATAACTTAGAATTTGAGACATTAGGTGATAACCTTATTGACTTTACTGAGTTTAATCCGTTTGGCGAATTTGGTAACAGGAGTTAATTATGCTAGGAACTTACAATTACGATCAAATAATACGAAAGACAGTTATTGGTTTTGGTACACTATTCAATAACCTAGAGATTCGTAGATACAATGATGACAATACCACATACCAGAGAATGAAAGTTCCCTTGGCATATGGTCCTAGATCAAAATTCTTAGCAAGGTTGACTGAACAACCAGAACTTGGTAGACCTAATGCTATATCTCTACCTCGTATGTCATTTGAAATGAATGGTATTTCATATGATCCTGGTAGGAAACAAAGTCCAATAAACTATACTACTTATGGTGGAGATGCTACTAAAGGGGTAAAGAAAACCTTTGTACCAGTTCCATATAATCTAGGATTTGAATTGAGTGTAATCACAAGAACTCAAGAAGATTCACTTCAAATAGTAGAACAAATACTTCCAACATTCCAACCATCATTTAACCTATCAATAAAATTAGTAGAAGAAGCAAATATAATTAAAGATATTCCTATCATACTAAACAATGTATCATTTGTAGATGACTATGATGGTGACTTCTCTGATAGAAGAACTATTATATGGACACTAGATTTCCAAGTTAAGACATACATTTATGGTCCTACAACTGATGTTGGATTCATTAAGAAAGCAATTACTAAAGAGTATAGTGATACTAATCTTGCTTCACCAGGACGTTACCGTAAGTATGAGGTTAGACCTACAGCGAAGATAGATAAGAATGCTGATAACGTCATTGACGCTATTGATGATTCACTTTTAGTTCCTGGTGACGACTTTGGTTTTGGTGAAACATCTAGTTACTTTGAGGATGTATAATGGATACCAGTGGTATTGAAAAGAGTTTAGATGTAGCAGCAGAGGTTCTTCCTCCTGAGAAACCTAAACTCAAAAAGAAGGAACGTGAAATTGACATTGACAAAGATGTCAAAAAAGATTATGAATACTCACGTGGTCAACTATATGATGTTATAGAAAAAGGTCAGGAAGCATTAGCAGGTATTATAGATGTCGCTAATAACACTGATCACCCTAGAGCATTTGAGGTTGCAGGTCAATTAGTTAAGAGTGTTTCTGACGCTACAGAAAAACTAATAGATCTACAAAAGAAAATGCAAGACCTTGAAGAAGGTCCTAAGAAAAACAAGGTTACAAATAATAATGCCTTGTTCGTTGGATCTACAGCAGAATTGTCGAAACTGTTGAAACAAGGTCTAAAAGATACTAAATAAAAGAAACTTCAGTAAAATGTTCATCGTTAAACCATTAACAACTGCAGTAGATATTCAGACAGGAGCTAGTAATGTCTCTAGTAGCGTCTTGGTTTCTGTTCTTAATACTGGAAACTCAGCAGTAAAAATCACATCAACACCAGCAGGTGCTTCAAATTATTCTTCAGCTTCAGAAGTTTATATTGGTGCAGGAGAAAGAATAACTATAAAGAAAGAAAGCGATCAAACCTTATTGGCAGGAGGGTCATCAAGTGTTTGGGCATCTGGCGTAGCGTTCCAAGCATAACATGAAAACCTTTCATCAATTCTGTTTAGTCGAAGAAAACAAGTCCTGTGGTAAAGGTAACTATTACTGTAGGGAAGATAAGAAGTGCAAACCAATACCTAAGGGTCATCATGTTATGAAAGATGGTACCCTTATGAAAGGTGAGACACATAGTGAAGGTGCTGCATGGACAAAGAAATCTGGTAAGAATAAAGAAGGTGGTTTAAATGAGAAAGGGAGAAAATCTTATGAGAAAGAGAATCCTGGTTCTGACTTAAAAGCACCAACTAAAAAGAAAGGTAATAAAAGAAGAGCATCATTCTGTGCTAGAATGAAAGGTATGAAGAAGAAGTTAACAAGTAAGAAAACAGCAAGCGATCCAGATAGTAGAATAAACAAGTCCCTTAGAAAGTGGGACTGCTAAAACTATATAATTTGTTATGACTTCTGCTGAGAAGTTTGCTATATGTGAACAATGTGAACATTTTAAGCAAGCAACAAAACAATGTAAACTATGTGGGTGCTTTATGCCTTTGAAAACTCTATTGCCAGGAATGTATTGTCCTGATAATCCACCTAAGTGGGGTGCTGATTAATGTCACGTCTTACTCAGGCAGAGATATACTTAGGTAATCCTAATCTTAAAAGGGCAAACGTCCCTATTAATTTTACAGAGGAACAAATACAAGAGTATTTGAAATGTAAAGCAGATCCAGTATATTTTGCAAAGAACTATATTAAAATCGTTTCTCTAGATGAAGGTCTAGTACCATTCTCTCTCTATGATTTTCAAGAGGAAATGGTTAATACCTTTCATGCAAATAGATTTAACATAGCAAAACTACCAAGACAGACAGGTAAGTCAACCACTGTTGTAGCATATCTTATGCACTACGCTATCTTTAATGATAACGTTAACATAGGTATTCTTGCAAACAAAGCACCTACTGCTAGGGAATTGCTTGGAAGATTACAATTAGCATATGAGAATCTACCTACTTGGTTACAGCAAGGAATCATAGCATGGAACAAAGGTAGTATGGAGTTAGAAAATGGATCCAAAATTCTCGCTTCTTCTACTTCAGCATCTGCTGTCCGAGGTATGTCATTTAACATCATCTTCTTGGATGAATTTGCGTTCATACCTAATCATATTGCAGAGCAGTTCTTTGCCAGTGTTTATCCTACTATATCATCTGGTAAGTCAACCAAAGTCATCATCATCTCCACCCCCAACGGAATGAATATGTTCTACAAGTTATGGCATGATGCCGAACTTGGTAGAAATGAGTATACGACTACAGAAGTACATTGGAGTCAGGTACCTGGCAGAGACGAGAAGTGGAAAGAACAAACTATTGCCAACACATCTGAAAGACAGTTCACTCAGGAATTTGAGTGTGAGTTCTTAGGATCTGTTGATACATTAATTTCAGCAGCTAAGTTAAGGTCACTATCATATGATGAACCTTTACATACTAGTGGTGGTTTAAAAATATACGAAAGACCTCAAGAGAAACATGAATACTTGATGACTGTTGACGTATCTCGTGGTGTCAATAACGATTACTCAGCATTCATACTGTATGATATAACGACTGTACCGTATAAAATTGTTGGTATCTATAGGAATAACGAAGTTAAACCTATGGTATTCCCTAACATTATAAATCAAATTTCAGTGCAATATAATCAAGCATATGTTTTATGTGAGGTAAATGACATAGGAGATCAAGTAGCATCTATACTACAGTACGATCTTGAGAATGAGAACGTGCTTATGTGTGCTATGAGAGGACGTGCAGGTCAGGTAGTAGGACAAGGATTCTCTGGTACTAAAACACAGTTAGGTGTTAAGATGAGTACTACAGTTAAGAAGATAGGATGCTCAAACCTTAAACAGTTAGTAGAGACAGATAAAGTTTTAATTAATGACTATGATATTATTGCTGAACTTACTACATTTATTCAGAAGAGACAATCATTTGAAGCAGATGATGGTTGTCATGATGACTTAGCAATGTGTCTAGTTATATTTGGATGGTTAGTTGCTCAGGATTATTTTAAAGAGATGACTGAGAATGATGTCAGAACAAGAATCTATGAAGAGCAAAAGAATCAAATAGAACAAGACATGGCACCATTTGGTTTTATTGATGATGGTCTAGGAACATATGAAAAAGAAAAAGATCAAGAAGGGAATGTATGGGTTGTTGCAGATAACAAAGGATGGTATGAAAACGAAAGTCCTAGAGATGAGTATGGAGAGTTAAATTATATGTGGGAGTATAGATGATGGATGAGTTTGGATTTGGTCTAGAACAGGTCATATTCAAAGATAGAGTTTGTCGTGTATGTAATAAGAAGAAAAATTTATTAGAAGATTTCTATTTGACACGTAAAGATAGGAAAGGATTTCCTTCAGCATACTCATATGAATGTAAGACATGCACAGTTCAAAGAATAACATCTAAGAGAAAAAGTAAGAAGAAAAATAGACCTAGACCGTTACCTCCATACCTAGCAGATTATCCTGACTGGTAGTATGTTCATGCATTGTTTCCCCACTGAAAGAGTGGAAAATAATAAATATTTGCAGATATATGACTAATCACCTCAGGAGATACACATGGCAACTTTACGCTCACCTGGTGTCGTCGTTAAGGAACTCGACTTAACCAATGGCAGAGCTGAGATTGGAATTAATAATATTGCAGGATTTGCTGCACCTTTTACTAAGGGAGAATTAGGTTCTCCTGTTACTGTAAGTTCAGAAGCTGGACTAATAGAAGCATTCGGTGAACCCGTAGCAAATAATTCAGAGTACTTTCTCTCAGCAACAAACTATTTAAATTACGGTGGAACACTGTCCGTAACTAGAGTAAACACAGATCAACTTAAGAATGCTGTTTCACGTCTAGGACAAAGTGTTTCTTCAATAACTATCAATAACCCTACAACTAACGGTAAATACGTTTCAGCACCTTCTGTTTCATTCAGTGGTGGTGGAGGAACTAATGCTGCAGGTACTGCAGTTCTAGATGCTCAAGGTAAAGTATCTCAAGTTGTTATAACAAACTCAGGTTCTGGATATACATCACAACCTACAGTTACCTTTGGTGATGTCGGTGTTACAGGTCAGGCAACAGTTGCTCAAGGTACTACAGCAGAAGCGTCAGCATCACTTGCTAACGTTAGTGCAGGTGCTTTAACTGGTAACTTAACAATCACAAACGGTGGT